TTCAACTTCTTCTAAATCAAGCATACTTGGATTGCCAGACTTAGCATCTTCCTCCATTTTTTTAACCATGGCCTTAGCTTGAAATTTATCACTCGAAATTAAATCAGCGGGTCTACATAGGTCGTGTTTTTCAGTGTGCCATAAAAAATCAAGAACAAGCAATTCTTCTTTGCCAGTTTCAGGAGATAGGCGCGTACCTCTGCCAATCATTTGAGAATACAGGGCTCTTACTTTAGTTGGTCTTAAAACAACTACGCAATCTACGCTAGGTTCGTCATATCCTTCAGTTAAAAGCATCGAATTACATAGAACGTTATATTTATCGTCTGAGAAATCTTTAAGCACTTCAGCGCGATCTTTTGACTTCCCGTTTACTTCTCCAGCTCTAAAGCCTTTATCATTTAAAATAGACTGAAATTTTTGGCTTGTTGCAATCAATGGAAGAAACACAATAGTTTTTCTATCTTTACAGTGTTTGACCATTTCTTCAGCAATTTGAAAGAGATAGGGATCTAAAGCTTCTGCCACATCTTTTTCGCTAAAGTCTCCAGCTTTAATTTTGCAGTCATTTAGATTTAAGTCTAAAGGTACAGTTAAGGCCTTTATTGGGCTCAAGTAGCCAGATTTAATAGCCTCTACTAATGGATACTCGAATGCAATAGAGTTAAATACTTGTGAAAGTGTTTTTTTATCCCCTCTATCTGGTGTTGCTGTAACACCTAAAACTCTTGCGTTATCGAAATAATCTAAAACACTCATGTATGTTGAACTGATAGCGTGATGAGCTTCATCAATAATTATGTGAGTGTAAAAATCTTTGCTGAATTTTTTTTGTCTTTTTTCCCGGTAAAGTGTCTGTACTGATCCTACAGTAATTCGGTAGAAAGTACCAAGTGCGGTGTGCTCTGCTTTTTCAATAGCGCATTTAAGACCAGTAGCCTTATACATTTTATCCGCAGCTTGTTCAAGTAATTCCCCTCTGTGAGCAAGTATTAGTATTCTGGCTCTATTATTTTTGATCAAGATCTCAGCAAGCTTACAAAAAACGATTGTTTTACCGCATCCAGTTGGCAAGACTAGCAGAGTAGATTTTTTATCTTCCCACTCTGTAAGTACATTGTCTATTGAGGTTTGTTGATAAGGTCTAAGTTTCATCGGTTAAACACAAAATCTATTACATTACAGATGTAATCACTATCAATATCAAACTCAGTTCCATTTTTATGAGCGTTTTTTAAGTCTTTTTCGATAATATTAATCATCCAAGTAAAATAGGTGGAATCTACACCCACTAATTGATCTTTCAGAACATCAATATTTTTAAGGTCTAAATCTCCTACTTGGAATGCCATTTTGACGAATTCACCAGCAGAAATTTTCCATTGACGGCTAACGTATTTACGAGTTCTTATTAAACTGCATATTGGATACCTGCTACCTTCATAAACAAGTTTTTTGCTGTTTATGTCAAGCAATATATCTACATTTGTCTTAAGTCCAGTTTCATAAGTCCAGTATGATTTTACAGCTCTAAAATCAAAGTTTTTATGTATCTCTTCTGGTGTGCCAAAAAACCTTACTATTAATTGGACTTTATGTGAAAGTGTTAGAGCATTACCTGTAAGAAATATGGGACGATACTTTGTTTTAATGTAATCTTTCATTTCCTTTTTATATTGGCGTTGCTCTTTTGTTTTCTCAGGAAATTTTTCAACATCAAGCTCAGATAGTCCAGAATTGTGAGTCGTTTTATCTTCGCTATCCATTGCGTTAATAGCTTTTTTGTCACATTCTGCGACAATACCGCTACTTGGAATTTCTACATACAAACGATCATTGTCAGTTTCTAGTAAATAGGAATAATAATCGTTACGATTATAATCATTTTCTGTTGCATTTTCTTTGCAAAAAAGTGTATAAGGAGTTTTGCCTTTTCTATTAGGGCTCTTGTTAAATTTATTTAGGTAATATTCAACTAAATCTTTTAATACATTTCTATCTTTAATGTATATGTCCCAATCGTTAATGGGATCACCTTGAAGCATTGATACTATTGCTCCACCAGTAATTATTATGTTTGGCTTTACTTTTTCTGCTAATTTTTTTGGCAAAGACTTTAATAAGTTATCCATTTTTTTAGCACAGTTTTTATTTATTGTTTTCGCTTGCATTGCATTTATTCCACATGTTTTTTATATCATCAATTAAAGCACCTGTTCTTGCTCTAGGTGCTAATGGTCCTTCTTCAATGTCTCTCTTAATTGAAATTAAGAATTTCTCATTGCCTACAACTTTAACACCCTGACTCAGCTCCCATGGTTCTTTAGGAAGCTGGTCTGGTGTTAGATTATATGCCCAAGTAATTAATTGGGCGATCATTTATTGCTGAAAACTACCCCATGCCTGATCAATGTTTTGATTAGCTGGCGGTAAATTTTGTGCATTTTGAACAGGTTGTTGTTGCTGTACAGGTTGCTGTTGAACAGGTTGTTGTTGCTGTTGAACAGGTTGTTGTTGCTGTTGAACAGGTTGTTGCTGTTGAACAGGTTGTTGTTGCTGTTGAACAGGTTGTTGTTGCTGAACAGGAGCTACAGGTTGTTGAGATTGACCAGAATTAGCTGGTAAAAACTCGTCTACTCGGTGCGTGTTGACCATGTTTCCAGTTTTATTAGACTTATAAGCATGAGCTTTAATTTTTAAAGAACCTCCTCTGCCTACTACGTTGTTCCAATCCATTGCAACTGAATCACCTTGTGATCTTGCGCCAATAGAAAGAAAAAACTGACAAAACTTCCATCCCATTTTTTTAATGAGTGTAATTTTTTCAACAATAGTAACTTTTGTTCCATCATTGTCTGTAACTTCAACATCAATGCACATTCTTTTACGAACTTGCTGGTGCATATTAGTGTATTCTTCCTGCTTGTAATTGGTCACAACATAATTGTATATGCCAGGCGCAAGAACATGAATTTTAGCTCCCTCATCATCTGGACCTAAAATTGCGTTCATGTCTATTTCTTCATCTCCATCATTACCTTGTTGTGGAGCTTGACCGAATTGTTGTGGAGCTTGACCGAATTGTTGTGGAGCTTGACCGAATGCGTTCTGATTCATAATAATAACCTTTGTATTTTTTTTATTTATTTAGAGTTTGTTTAACTTGTTGCCAGTTTGTTACTAGCATATCACAGTAGTCTATTGGAAAATCATCAAGCTTTGTTCCTTGTGAAAGATGACCGCTTGATACAGCAAAGTTTTCTAATTCTTCTGCTGTAATTCCGCTTTGTTCCATTAGATCCCATAACTGAGGACAAAAAGACATATTGACTGGCTGATCTTCAAGACCTTCAAGCATGTTGTTTGGGTCAGGAGTTTTTTCAGTAGTCGTTAAAGACTGACTTGGATTCGTCACTTCCGAAGGGGAGGGCGCAGTCGATGCAACCGATTGCTGGGTGGTAGTCGGTTGAACCGCACTCTCTACAGGCTTTGGGGCAATTTCACCAGCAGGTATAAATGGTGAAATTACATTCCATACATTTTCAGGCGCATCCTGATAATCAATTTCTTTTGGTACACCTTCAAAACGACATTTAGCTTCATAGCTAGGACTATGTGAAGTGTAAAGCGTTCTGCGTCCACCTGTAGCTTTAGTCTTGTTTGTAGCATCTGTCTTTACAAAAGTTTTGTAATTGACAAAAAATACTGCGTCAGCCCATTCTTTGGGTAGTGGAGCATTTTTCTTGCTGAGTTTAAGCTCATATTTATCAAACTGACCAGACTCTTCTGGTAAATTTACAGATTTTAGGTGTGTGTGTGCCAGAAGTACAATATTCATGTTTCTGTGAGTAGATAAATGACTTAGTGCATTTAGCATTCGTGAAAATTCTTCTCTAAGGTAATTGTAACCTTTTCCGAAACCAAAATCTTCAATACCTTTTACCGGCCCATGCTCACCACCAACAGCGCAAATATGTTGTGAAACTAAGTCTTCTAACCAATCAATAGTATCAACTACTAAAGTATTAAAATTGTGTTGTTGGTTTATTAACCAGTTTATTTGCTCTTGAAACATTGAGTAAGATGTAGGCGCATCTAAGCGAGATACATCATAGTGTTTGGTTGATCCTTCCGTATCAATAAAGATCGGATTTGGAAACAATGTTGCAAGTTTTGTTTTTCCCACTCCTTCAGGACCGTATATAACGATCTTTTGTGGGGATTTTATTTTGCCTGTAGAAATATTCATTTTTATTCCACTCCTTTAAATGCAAATTTCTTGAACCACTTTCTAGGCGGGTTCGCTTTCCTAAATAGCCATCTGGCCACGTCTACTTTAAGCTTAAAAGCTTTGAGAGATTCTTCTACTTCATCCATTAATCGAATTTACCCCAATTATTTAGATTATTTGTTTTTAGTGTTATGTCTTGTTGTTCTGAGATTAGACCATCTTCAATAATGATTTGGCACTCTTCTCTTTTACCAACAATTGTTGCGATGTTTTGTAAGCCTTCTTTTTTAAGCCACTCATCAAAGTTTTTCAAAGTGTCTGAGTCCATTTGCTCAAGCTTATCCATTAAGACAAAACCACATTGCGGTTTTAACATTCTTACTATTGCAGTGGAAACTATAAGTTGTTCAGCTCCGCTCATACAGTCCCATGGCTGGCCCTTATAAATTAGTTTTCCATCTTCGACAGAAAGTTCAGGCAAAGGCATGTTTGCTTTATCTAAACACGCTTTTCTTTTCTTTCGTATTTCATCAATACGAGCTGATAGTAAGTTGTATTCACCTTTAGACTTTTCAGCTTCTATCATTGCTTCTTTTTTGTCCAGATTAATACGTATCTTTGCGTTTGTTTGCTCAAGCTCATTAATTTGCTTTTCAACTTCTTCTGTGCATTCGTCTTTAAGTTGAGCTAAAGGCTTAACTGCTACTTGATGATTATTTTTAAGTAACAATATGTCTTTTTGATTTACAGTGATTTCAGTTTCTAAAGCTGATAATTGTTGCTGTAGAGCGACTTTTCTTTCTTCTTTATAAATCAAAGATTCTTTAGCATTTTGCAACTTGCTAAAAAGCTCGTCAGCATTGTTTCTGATTTTTTGATTATCTGCATTTTTTTGCAATACAGATTTATGCTTTTCCAGTAAATCAGAAGCGTTTAAGGGCGCGTCAGGTAGATCGGAATAAAAGTGAATAGATTCAGCGTACTTTTGTTTTTTATCGCATTCTCTACCAATTACAGTTCGTTCATCATACAATTCTTTTATTTGTTGATCATAGCTTTTTAAATGATCTCCAATACCTGAAGTTTGTAGTAAAACTTCTGCCTTTTGTGCATCATTACCATTCATAAATTTTGGAAGATCTAAGGCCAGCTCAGAAATAAATGAATTAAGAAGTGCTTGACCAGA